TACAAGTCTATGACAAAGCTAGAACTAGAAGCCATGATGCGTGAGCATGGTGTGGAGTTAGACAGACGTAAATCAAAGGGTGAATTGTTAAAAGAAGTAGACGCTTATTTTGCTGATAAGGATTAGTTATGGCTACATCGGGTACTACAGCATTCAACATGGACTTCACAGAGATCGCTGAAGAAGCGTGGGAACGTGCAGGTCGTGAAATGCGTTCTGGGTATGACCTAAGAACTGCCCGTAGGTCCATGAACTTGTTAACCATAGAATGGCAAAACAGAGGGTTAAACCTTTGGACAATAGACAGCGTGACACAAGCCGTAACCGCAGGCACAGCACAATACACACTCAATGCAGATACCATAGACCTATTAGATCAAGTCATACGAACAGGTGACAGTGGTTCTGGGGGTCAGTATGGTGACGGAGGATCTACACAATCTGATCTCACCATAAGTCGTATTGGTGTGACTACCTTCGCGTCTATCCCTAACAAGTTAATACGCGGTAGACCTATTCAAGTGTGGGTTGAAAGACTACGTGATGCACCACGAATAAACCTATGGCCCGTACCTGACAAGTCCTACAGCTTTGTATATTGGCGACTACGACGTATAGAAGATGCAGGAAATGGCATAGAAACAGCGGACATGAACTTCAGATTCTTACCTTGCCTAGTGGCAGGGTTGGCATATAATATAGCTATGAAAACACCTGAATTATCGGGCAGAGTACAGATGTTGAAGGCTGACTACGACGAACAATATAATCTCGCTGCTGGTGAAGACAGAGAGAAAGTATCTGAGCGTTTTGTACCACGAGTGGGGAGGATCTAGTGGCATTTGCATCCAGCAAGAAAGCGATAGCTGAATGTGACATTTGCGGGTTTCGTTTCAAACTACGTGAGTTACGAAACATAATTACTAGGGGTAGAGATACAAATATCAAAGCATGCCCAGAGTGTTTCAGTCCCGACCATCCACAAAACAAACAAGGGTTATATCCTGTGCGTGACCCCCAGGCTATACGTGATCCGCGTCCTGATTTTGCAGGGTACGAACAAAGTAGAAACTATGCGTGGGGTTGGAACCCTGTAGGTGATGGACAGAACAACTATGGACTAAGCAAGAGTAGTAGTTTAAAAATGATTAGTGGTGTAGGATCGGTAACGGTGACAACATGAATTATACAGAATTAAAAACAAACATAGCGGATATATGTGAAACGACGTTTACAGATGCACAGGTAAACATGTTTATACAACAAGCCGAACAGAAGATATACAATACTGTCCAGATACCTGCGTTACGTAAGAATGTGTCTGCCACAACCACATCCAGTAATAGATATTTAGCCTTACCATCTGACTTTCTTTATGCGTATAGCATGGCTATATATACCACATCAGGTAACGTATATTCTTTCTTATTATATAAAGACGTTAACTTCATGCGTGAGGCATACCCAAACCCCACCACAACAGGCACACCAAAGCATTATTCACAGTGGTCAGATGGGTTTTTCATATTAGGACCCACACCAGATGCTGCATACAATGTAGAACTTTACTATGGTCACTATCCAACATCTATTGTCACGGCTACTAACACTTTCTTGGGTGATGACTTTGATTCAGCCTTGCTAAATGGAGCGTTGATAGAAGCTGTACGATTTCAAAAACAAGAGCCAGATGTTATACAGAATTACGAGAAGTTGTACTTACAATCAATTACGTTGCTTAAAAACGCATATGAGGGTAGAAATGTTACAGATAACTATAGATCTGGGACGTATAAGGTAGAGGTTAGTTAATGTTAACAAACGCGATACAAATGGGAGAAAACTTTAACGTAGATGTTATAACTACCGATAATAGAGGTTTAACTCCCGAAGAGGTAACATCCCTATGTTTAGATAAAATTATATCCGTAAGTGATACAGCACCACCTGCTATAAGGGATCAGGCACAAGCATTTCGCGGTCATTTAGAGCGTGTTATATTGGAGTATATGAAACAGGCTATACAGCATGATAGAGTAACAATATATAATGCAATAAAAGATGCAGGATACGATAAACTTGCAGAACACATAAGGAGAATATAATGGCTTTTTCAGGCAACGCATTATGTAATTCATTCAAACAAGAGTTACTAGAAGGTGTGCATAATTTTACAACTAGCGGAAATACTTTTAAGTTCGCTATGTATACAAACTCTCAGGCGGGCAGTGAGTTGGGAGGAACCAGCAGCACTATGGATGCTACAGTTACAGCCTACAGTGGTTCGGCTTCTAATGAAGTGTCTTCCAGTGGTTATAATGCAGGAGGTGGTGAGCTAGTTAATATTGCTCCTTCACTAAAATCTACCTCAACAGCCACAACACAGTTTGGTGCTTTTACATTCTCTGGAGTTACTTTGACCGCAAGAGGAGCGTTGATATATAATAGTACAAATAGCAACAAAGCAGTATGTGTCCTGGATTTTGGAGCAAATAAATCCGCGTCAAGTGGGGCGTTTACAATAAATTTTCCAACTAATGATGCGAGCAACGCACTGATAAGGATAGCATAATGGCATTTAAACTTGCAGATAGAGTAAAAGAATCAACTATAACAACAGGTACAGGTAATATAGCTCTTGGTGGAGCTGTGGTTAACTTTGAAACATTTTCTGCAAATCTTAGCAATGGCGATACCACCTATTATGCTATTGTAGATAATACTAACAATGCTTTTGAAGTAGGATTAGGCACATACAATTCTTCAGGTAATACATTATCACGATCTGTCATAGCAAGTTCAAATAGCAATAGTGCCGTCAATCTTGGTGTAGGGACTAAAGAAGTCTTTATAACAGCTATCGCAGATAAAATTGTTGTAGAAGATGGTAGCAACAATGTATCTATCGGAGGCACAGTAACAGCTACAGCTTTTAGTGGTAGCGGTGCAGGTCTTACAGGTGTTGACGTAGTAAGCGACACGACTCCTCAGTTGGGAGGAGACTTGGATGCCCAGAATAATGATATAGAAAACGTAGGGTTGGTTGAATCAAAAGCAGAAGCAGGAATTTATGGAAGCTCCTCATCTCCTGTAGAGTTTACAGTTACTGTGGCAAGCAAAACATCTGGGCATCCCTATCCATCAGGAGGGTCATCAAGCGGTAACGCATACTTTATAAATGGTATAGAGTCACCTGCCATAACATTACATGGAGTAGATTCCACAACGTCAAACTCAGAGTATCATTATAGGTTCACTTTAAGTTCAAGCGATATGTCTAGTCATCCGTTTAGACTTTACTTAAATGCTGATAAGAGTGGTGGAACTTACGACACAGGTGTCACAACAACTAGCACATATCTACAAATAGCCGTAACAAAAGATACTCCTAAGATTTTGTACTATCAGTGTAGTAGTCATGGTTACATGGGTAATTATGCGATTGTTTTAGGGTCAACAAACTTTGCTGATGGAAACATCACGAATGTAGGTGACATATCTTTAGACTCTATAAGCCCAGATAGTACGGATATAAATGTAGCTGTATCTGACAACTCAGCGACAGCATTCACAATAAAGCAAGGATCAGACAATTATTTAGTCGTTGATACAGGGAACGGTGGTGAGTCTGTGGCGATAGGTACAGGCGTATCAGGGACTGCTATATCTATAGGGCATACGACATCAGAGACAACAGTAAACGATAACCTTACAGTAACAGGTGATTTAACAGTTAGTGGCACAACCACAACAGTGGATAGTACAACCATAAATGTTCAGAACACTTTAGTGTTTGAGGGGTCTACAGCGAACGAACACGAGACAACACTTACAACTGTTGATCCTACAGCCGACAGAACAATAAGTCTGCCTAATCAATCAGGTACTTTGCCTGTTCTTGCAGCAGCTAGCACCACACAGATTACGTCAACTCCAGAGGAGTTAAATATTTTAGATGGAGTTACAGCCACTGCTTCAGAGTTAAATATTTTAGATGGTGTTACGGCTACAACGGCTGAAGTAAACTTGTTAGATGGTGGTACGTCTGTGGGTAGCTCCATAACAATAACTGACAGTGATGGTATAATCGTTAACGATGGTGGCACAATGAAATCTGTCCCTGCTTCTGATGTTAAAACTTACACATCGGCAGACTCAGCAAGTAAAGGATTTGCCACAGCAATGGCGATAGCATTGTAAAGGAGATTGAATGGCACAAGATTTTGAAAGAGCAGTAGCAAAAGACAGCAGTAGCGATATCAACATAGGAACAACGGCAAGAGCCGTCTTTGACTGTGACTCTGACGATGCAATAGTCGGTATAAGAATGGCAAACGTAATTACTTCCCAGATTACTGTGGACTGTTTTGTAAGAACGGCAGCAGCAGGGGGTAGTGATTTAGACGTATATTTAATAAAGAATGCACCAATACCTTCTGGCTCAAGTTTAGAGTTGATAGATGGGGGTAGTAAAATAGTCTTACAGAACGGAGATCAGCTATTTGTAAAATCAAACACGGATGCGTCTTTGAATTGTTATGTTAGTTTTGTGGACGCTATTAGTACATAGGAGGAGTAATGCCACATATAGGTAATCAAGTTGGTTCTAGTTTTTCATCAAGACCTGCAACCCAGGAGTTCAACGGAGATAACTCTACAACGGTCTTTACGTTAAACCAGACTGTTACTCAAGAGGATATAGTTGTAAGCGTTGACGGTGTAATACAGGAGAGTGTAGACGCATTTACAGTTCCTAATGGAACTGACCTTACGTTTACAGAGGCTCCATCAACTGGCACAGGTAATATCTTTGTTATTTATCTTGGTGCTACAGATGTAAGCACAACAATACCTGTGCAGAACAAAGGCAACTTCAAGAATGGTGGCATGTTTAGAGTCAACTCACAAACTGTAGATGTAAACACAACAATAGAAGCAACAGAGAATGCAACAGCGACAGGACCTTTGACAGTATCTTCTGGCATAACTATCACAGTAAACTCTGGAGGTAATCTAGCAATCATATGAGTAATCTCCTAGTACAGAACATAAAGCACACAAATGGCACTACGGCTCAGACTGTAAATTCAAGTGGTTATGTAGTAATGCCAAATAGACCTTATTTTAACGGACAGACTACTACACAATCTGTAGCAGGAAGTACGCAAGTTGTCTTGGTAGCAAGTTCCACACATCACAATAATGGTAGTCATTATAATACAAGTGACGGAAAATTTACTGCACCTGTTAGTGGAGTTTATACGTTTTCTGGTTCAGTATCTATGAATGCTACATCTGGCTATTTGTTTATTTCTCATGTCAGTTCTGGGGGTTCGTCAATCCAAGAATATTATGGTAATCAAACCAACGGAAGTAATGACTCTTTGACTAGGTATCAATGTGGAGCAACCTTTTATATGACTGCAGCAGATTATATACAATTTGTAACGGCTCATTTTACATCTACTCACGATGTAAGTCATACGATAAACGGAGCATTTATAGGATGAGTACATTAAGAGTAGACAGCATACAAGGACAGACAGCAGGTACGGATAGGTATGTGGTGCAGGTTAAACAAACAGTGAAGACGGACAAGTTTTCTACTACAAGTG